GCCGGGAAACTTCTGAAGGATGCCGAAGGAAAGACCGTGTACAAGGTCACGCCCAAGCCGCAATCGCCCGCCATCTTTCAGCAATGGCTGGCGACCCGTGAACAGGCGATCTTCCAGCAGCCCGCCGCCGACGACATGACCCCCGTTGCCGACTTTGCCGGCCTGACCATCTAGGCCCAGGCACCGGCCCAACCTGCTAGCGCGGCATTGAGCATCACAGCCCAATGCCGCGCCTTCCCATTCCCTGCCCCTGCCCCTGCCCCTGCCCCTTCCCTCACCTTGTCCCTTCCCCCTGCCCCTGCCCCACGCGAACGCCCGACCGCATGACGGCACCCCTAATCCCCCCGAAAAAACGACGGGTCCCTTCCTATATAAAATGGACCTTTTCCAATCGCCCACAGAAATCAGCTATCGCCTTCCTCGCGTACGAGCGCGCGTTCAGTCGTCTGGAGTTAGATGATGAAGAAGAAGTATGAAGAAGATGAAACGGCGGCGGCGGCGGACCGTGAAAATGGCGATCCTGCCGGGGCCATGCGGGCCATGATATGGGCGTTCGTGGTGGGGCTGATTTTTTGGGCGATTTTTACGCTCGCGATGATGGTGTATTTCTGAATTGAAACATGTGGTTTGTCTGTATGAAACGAGCGGATATTCGGCGGCGGATTTTGCGGTCGGCGGATTTGAAGTTTGGAACTACGACATATCCACCTTGGAACCTCGTCAGGAGCGGCGTGGCAACGGCTGGATGATGTGGATGCCGTGGGACGCGCGTGACGAAGAGCAGAACCGGAAACTCGTAGAATGGCACCGTGGGCAAACGGTGCTAGTCTTGGCGTTTCCGCCATGCAACGATCTTGCGGCCAGTGGGTCAAGCCGTTTCTATGAGAAGCAAATGCGTGACCCGGACTACCGATACAAGGCGATGAAATTGGTCTGGACAGCCAGAGATTTGGCAGTTGCGCTAGACGTGCCTTGGGTCATCGAAAATCCCGTATCTGTAATTTCGTCCGAATGGCGAAAACCGGATTACGTATGGCACCCATATGAGTACGGGGGCTATTTGGCGGAAGATGATTATCACCCGTTCTGGCCAGAGTATATCTCCCCTCGTGACGCCTACTATAAAAAGACGTGTTATTGGGTCGGCAATGGTTTCTCAATGCCGCGTAAACAACCTGTACCAGTCCGGGACCGTTACGGTGCGCAGTATAGCCAGCTAGGCGGGAAGTCTGAAAGAACTAAGCAAATTAGATCAGCCTCGCCTAGAGGAATTGCGCGCGGCATTTATCTTGCCAATTCCGCAAAAACTTAACCCTTGGAAGGGGGTAAACGCAATGAAAACCTCTGTTCAAGTTACCCCGACCGAAGAAGAGCGAATTTTGCTCCTGCTGGCGCAGTACGATGCGCAGGGTGTGGACGACCACAAACTTCGGGCGATCTTCAACTGCAACGATGCGAATTTGACCGAGGCGCGCCAGCAGGAGTTCTATTCTGCCGCCCTCGCAGAAGCCCAAAATATCATGCTCGACAAAGCCATCAGCATCGACACCGCGTGGGACAACGCCGAGGCCACTTCCGTCAAGCAACTGATCGATTTGATGGAGTTTAATGCCGATCCGCGACTGGCCCTGCTCGTGGCCGCCCGCGCAAATCAGGCCGCCCGTAGAATGGCCGCAAATCCGCTGCGCAATGTGCAGGCAAAAGGGGGGCACAACAGTCAATCGGCAACCATCGACACGCAAGCGTTGGCCGGCCCGACCAGAACCGTGCGTGTGCGGACCAAATTTGCCGAAATTTTGCAAGACCGGCAGGGCATTCAGCGCCTAGTCGAGCGCGAGGTCGAAATCACGTCGGCAGATACGGTTTCCATCGACGAAAACATGTCTCCCGCACGGTTGAAAAGCCTTATGCAGACTGCGCTCGGTGTGGATATGAACGAAGTGGTGATTGACCGCCGTAGTCACCCCACAGACTACGGATTGAATGGCGTAATCGACTTCGCTAACATACTGGCTGATGACGGAAATGAGGTCGGCGCAGAATGAAGCGGGCAAATTTCGCCGACCTCTCACTGGTCGAACTCGATCCGGTCGATTTTCGTCTACTTCTACGCGACAGCAAGGAAGCTTTCCTCGAGTTCTTCCTAGCCGACGAGATGCATGGCGACCACGGAGTCCCCGATTTCCATTTGCTCGTTTTCAACCGTTTCACTGACTTGACCGTGCGTAAAGACGTAGCGGCCCTACCGCGCGAACATGCAAAAACGACGCTCATGCGATTGGCAATTGTCTATCTGATCTACTACTCGCCAGTCCAATTTTTCATCTACCTTTCTTCCGCCCACCACATCGCAGTCCCCAGCCTCGAGTCCGTTTGGGCCCGTTTGTGGAACGAAGAAGCGTTGGCAATTTTCGGTTCGCCGAACCCCATTAAGGAACGCCTCGCACAGGGACATTTGGAGTTCGAAATCACGGCTTATGACGAATATATGCGGCCCTACAAGAAGCTGGTAATTTTCAAGGCTCTCGGTGCCGGCCAAGCCCTGCGAGGCATGAATGAGCACAATTTGCGCCCCCAATACGTGGCCGCCGACGACATTGAGGACGAGACCGCCGTCAAGACGGAAGAGGGCTACCTCAAGCTGAAAAGCTGGTTTGACAACACACTGACCCGCGCTATTGCCCGGACGCCCGGCCGTAGTAAGCTGGCCCAAATCGGCAACCTGATCGGTCTGCGGACCCTGCTGAACGACAACGTAAACGACCCCGATTGGCGGTCAATTCGCCTCGGCATCATACGGAAAGACGGCAGTCCGCTCTGGCCGGCCAGCTTTTCTGTCGCGCAAATTCGGGCAGATTTCGTGTCCGCCAAGCGGCGTGGACAGCTTTCCGCATGGTTCGGCGAACTTATGAATATGCCGCTGAACACCGAAAATGCGCTCATTCAATTCGAGCATATCACAATTTCGCCAACCCGAAATCCGGCCGATACGGCACAGACCTTCCGCTCCTTCATCACCATCGACCCGGCCATCAGCACGAAAGAGTCCGCCGACAACTGCGCCATTGTGCTCCATACGCTTGACGGCGCAGGCATTCCGCAGGTCACAGAATACGTCCATCGGCGCGGGATGGACCCATCCGACATGGCGCGCGAAGTTATGACGCTCTGTGATCGGTGGGATTGTCACGTCGTAGGCGTTGAGTCTGTCCAGCTGCAGGCTGTTCTGCTCAGTTATTTCGACATTGCGTTTGCTATGGACAACAGGCACGGCTACGAGTTTGTGCCGATCGTGATTGGGCGGACCCACAAAACGGCCCGTTTGCGCACGTGGGCTGCGGCCCTTCGAGACGGCGAATACACGCTGGCAGAAAATGACTGGGATGTTGTCCAACAGTTGATCCAGTTTGACGTCTTGCGCGAGAACAACGATGACGACCTGATCGACGCCTGTTCGATGGGGTTGTATATGTTGAAGAATTACGGCGATTTGATATTCGCCGACCGTGCAGGTTTGCAGCCTCGAGCAGGCCGGATTGTGCAGCCGGGCCAGAGTAGCTTCTGAGTCAAGCGGCAACGGTTTCCGAATGAACCGTCAAGCGGGAACACCTTCCGAATTGACGAAGCGCGGAACAGCGGAACAGCGGAACAGCAGAAAGGACGAAGCTAAATGCACGCGAATTTCATCCCATTGGTGCCGCCAGACGTTCTGCGGCCCGTGAAATATGGCGCTGGCCCGGGCGATGTTTTGACGCCAGATGCGCATAAAAAGCTTGTTGCGCACCTGTTTTCAATGCTCGATCGGGCCGACCCTGATTTAGAGAAACGGCGCAGCAACGCGCAGGCCATCGAATTGGACCTGCTCGGCACCGTTTTTCCCGAAGGCACTGACAGCGAACGCGACCAGAAGCGGACCGAAGGAACGGCCGTTTCTGTGCCCGACGCGATTTATCCGTTTGGCTGGTTCACACTCCAGCAGTTCGCATCCGAACTTTCCAGCATCATTATGCCGATGGAAATGCCGTATGCCGTTGTGGCGTCCGCGCAAAACCAGAAATTCGCCAACGGCCTCGCCAAGGCTTTCCGCCATCAAGGCGTCATGTTTGACCACCGCAACCACGTGAATGCGGCCATTTTCGACATGATCGCCCTGAATGTTGGCGCCCTGTGGTTTGAGTGGTCGCAAATACCGAAGGCAAACGTCGAAACGTCCTACGCAGGGACAGCCTTTACCTCGCCCGGCGCAATGAACGGATTGAAAATCCGCCATATGGACCCGTACAACGTCTTCTGGGACCCTTCGGTCACCGTCCCAGACATTCCAATCGAGGCCGAATTTTTCGGTGAGTACTGTCTGCGCACCCCATTTGCGCTCCGCCGTGAGGCCGCCAAGGGCAAATGCTTCCTCGATGACGAACTTTTGAAAGCCTTTGCGCGCTACACTTCGCGCAACTCGAATGGCGAATTTCAATGGCGCGCCGAACTTTCCGTCCCCGGATGGATGGTTGTGCCCAACACAAACTCCCGCCTCACGCCCCATTATTCCCCCGTCATTGCGCGCGGCCGTGAGTTGGCGCGCCGTTTGTGGGGCTCGCGTATCGACCAACCACAGACAGATTTCTCTGGTCTGTGGTCCGGCAATTCTTCGTCTTACGAACTGGCGCAAGACCGTATTCACATCACGAAAATGATGGTCCGCCTGCGCGCCAGCGAGTGGTCGCTCGGGCCGAAATTGCCGCCGCGCGATCGCGCCACCGAGCCATTCACCGTCTGGGAAATCCATCTGGCCGGCCCCGGAATTATCTCCTACGCCAAGCAGATGGACAACGGTCTCGACCGCTTTCCATGCGCCGTCGGGGACATGAATTTCGACCGCGGTTTTGACCGTTCGTTCCAGTTCGGCGGCCAAGCGGCACAGATCGGCCTTCTGGCCAGCACAATCCTCAACATGCACAAACGGGCGATCCGCAAAGGACTGGAAGGCGGCGTTACGATTTACGACGCTACCGTGATCCCGCTGGAACGGCTTGACGATATGTCTGGCGGCCGTGTGCCGATCAACCAAATGAAGACCGGCGAACGCATCAGTGACCGTGTTCTCCAGCTGTCCGATGTGCCCGACACGCAAAACTCGATGCGTGACGCGCAAGGTTTGGCCGACCTCATGACCCGGCTTTTCCCGACCAATTCGCAGCCCGCAATGGCTGGTCTCGATCGCGCAACGACCTACCAAGCGCAGGCCGTCATCATGACTGGTATGCGCAGCCTGCTGTTCTACGCGGCTCTCGGCGACGGAATGCTCATGGTACCGCTCCGCTACCATCTGCAATTCGAGACCATGAAGAACCGGGCGTCCATGGACTACATCGACGAGGCCACAAATCAGCTGATGGAAATCAACGCTGACGAGTTGGGCCAAAATCGGTTTATGCTGGTGCAGTCCCAACCGCTGATCGGCATCGACAAGCTGCGCGCGACCAACGAATTGAAGGAAATGATCAACATTACCTTCCAGTCCGGTGGCCAACTTCCGCCGATCGCCGCCTTCTACATGCGGCATTACCTCGAACTTTCGGCCTTCCCGATCGACCCAGACGAATATGAACAGGCCGTGCAGGAGCAGATGGCGCAGCAGGCTGCAATGCAGGCGGCCACAGCGGGACCAAACGGACAAGCACCCGCAGGACCGGGCGGACCGGTCGGCGCACCCCCGGCCGCACAGACACAGGTCTAACAAAAGGAGAGATAAGATGGATTATTCTGAGAAGAGAAGCGCCGGTGTATTCATGACACCTGCTCTTGAGACGCGGCCTGAGGAAAACGAGGTTCCGTCAATGCCGCCCCTCGTGTCGTCAAAGGCAGTGCGAGTGAAGCCGTCGGTGTTGGATGAGGGCGTTGCGCCGTCCGGAGCCCTGCGCGCCTCGATTGGGACGAAAATCGACACAACGCTTGTCCCATACGCGATGATTTGCTACGCGGCCGCCGGGCTGAACTACGGTGCCGATAAGTATGCTCGGCGAAATTTCGAAAAGGGCTTTCCGCTGAGCAGCCTTCTCATGTCCATCGAGCGCCACACGCGCGCGCTTATGAACGGTGAAGAATACGACAGCGGCCTCAACGGCAGCCAGCTTCCGCACGTTTACCTGCTGGCATCGTCGATCGCCATGTTGTGCGAAAATCACGAGTCCGGCAGTCTGGAAATCGACATTATCCAGCGCAAATCCGCAATTCCGCATCGGACCGCGACGGACATTGCAATCGCGGCAAAGCGGACCGAGGATATCGCCTATGCAAATCGATAGGGAAACCACCGATCTGCTACGTGTTCTCTTGCATGACACTGGCACAAACAAGTTCTGCATGCTCCTGATCGGCATTTTCGAGAATGCGCGTGTGGGGCTGGTGAACGAACTTGTCAATCTCGACCCAACGATCATCGATTTTTCAATCTATTACGCGATCATTCAGGCCAGATTGGAAACTCTCGACACAATCATCCGTGTGCTGGTGACACAATTGCCTGCAGCGGCCAGCACGAGCAACGTTATCCAGCTTCAGTAAGGAATACCCAAATGTTCGGCAATATGTTCAAACCCGGCCCAGCACCATCCCCGGCACCAGCCCCGGCACCTGCGCCAGTCCAGCAGCAGGCCCCGCAACCGGCGCAGCCCATGCAGCCCATGCAGCACACGGCGCGGAATGAAAATCTGGCGCCCATGCAGCCCATCCAGCAGGGGCAACAGGGACAGCAGGGACAGCAATACCAGCCGTTCCAAACCCAGCAAACGTCCGCACAGCCGTCCCTGATGGACTTGGTGAACCGACTTTCGCCACAGGAAACTGCGCCTGCGCCAAATCCCACGGACCCGACGCAATTTGCCCAAGACTTCATCGCATCGATGATGGCGACCCCGGAAACCAACTTCACCACGACCGCCCCACGCATCAATCCGGACGCCCTTCGCGAAGCCTTTGGCGTCGTCGATTTCACCACGGGCCTCGATATCGGTCAGCTGACCGAAGCCCTGCAAGGCCGCGGGGCCGCCGATGCCGATCCCGCTGCCCTGACCCGTCAGGCACTGCAAACGCAAGGCCTGAACATCATTACGGCCGTGGCTCCGCTGCTCAACCAGATGGTGCAGGCGGCCATGGAACGCGCAGTTGCGCAGTCCACGCAGCAGGCGCAGCACGGAATGACCTCACAATCACTCGTTGGGGAGTTCCTTGCGCTTCATCCCTACGCGAAGTCGCCTCTCATGATGAATATGGTTACGCAGTTCTGCAATACCATCGTCGCGCAGAACCCGACCACCATCAACAGGGGCGAAATCTTCAAAGCGCTTGACCTTGTGTTCCAAGGTATGTCGCAATCGATCCGCCCAGACCGTCTCAACGGTGGGGACAACCTGCCGAGCAACGCTCAAACCGGTTTCTCGGACGTGTTCAGGTAGGTCAACCATCTTCAACCCACACCCACTGAAAGGGGTTTCGACAAATGGCTGTAAAAGGCATTTTTGTGTCCGACGCGGGCGCACTTCAAGAACGCAACGACGGTCTGTCCAGCGTGATTTTGCGCGAGAGTCGGGGTGGCACCGTTCCACTGTTCGCACTGTCCGCAGGCATGGCAAACGATACGGCGACCTCGGCTGTCATCAGCTGGTACGAGGAAGGCATCTGGTCCACACGCGCGATCATCACCGCCGTGCCTGTGGCGACAGGCAATCTGATCACTGTCGATGACAGTTCGTGGTTGCATGAAAACCTCGTCTTTATCGTCGAAGCGACTGGCGAATACGTCATGGTGCTGGGCGTCACCGGCAACGTTCTGACCGTTCAGCGCGGCATGTGCGGAACCACCGTCACCGGCATCGTCATCGGGCCCGGCGAACATGCGATCCAGCTTGTCGGGGCGGCCTTCGAAGAAGCGTCCGAACGACCGACTGCCATCGCGACTTCGCCCTATCCGCGCACCAACATGACCCAGATTTTCCGCCGGTCGTGGGATATCTCGGGCACCGCGCAGGCCACGACCTACCGTTTCGGGTCGCGGTCCGACAAGAACAAGGGCGACGCGGCGATGAACCACGCGCTCGATATCGAGTACGCGTTGCTCTGGGGTCGGTCGCATCAGGGCGTGATCAACAACAAACCGTTCCGCATGATGGACGGCATCATCAACCAGCTGCGCAGCAACATCTTCGCTTCGCCCGTTGGCGGCCTCACGCGCCGTGCACTCGATGACTACGCCGAACGCCTGTTTTCGAAGAATATCTCGGGCCGGCCGAACGAGCGGATCACCTTTGTCGGCAACGTCGCGCTGCGGGCGATGAACGAAATCGTGATGCGCCATTCGACCTACAATATCGAAAAGCGCGAAAACGAGTTCGGCATCAAGGTCAACAACTTCATCACCCCATTCGGCGATTTGACCCTGATCCCGCACCCGCTGATGAACGACAGCCCGCTTTTCTCGTCGGACATGTATTCGTTCCATCCGGCCGCCATGTCGATGGCGTGGCTCCGGCGGACTTTCCATCTCGATGAAGGAACCAACGGCGGCGCATCTGATTTGCGCGATGCCAAGGCCGGCGTCTATACGTCCGAATTGACCGTGAAGTATGGCCTCGAAGCCACCGGCGCTATCATGACCGGTGTTATCGTGGATCACTACACGGCTCCGTGATCCGGCGCGGGTTATGTGGTGGGGTTGAGTGTCGCCAATCTCGCCGCGCTATCCCCGGTAGTGGGGTCACGGAAGCTTCGCTCGGGCTTAACCGTGGCCCCACTTTTAACTTTGCAAAACCAAACAGGAGAAAACGACCATGGACTATGATGAAGGCAAATCTCTGACCGAACGGAAATTCCAACGTCTTCGGTCGGCGGCCGAAGAAAAGCCCACATCGGCTTTTACCTCGGTGCTGCCCGATCCGCCCGATTTCGTACCGCCAGCCGTCATGCCGATCCCTGATGTTCTGGCGGCCGTCATTTCGTCGCAGGGCAATGAAGCCGCGTTGGCGGCCCTCGCGCATTCGGCCTCGCGGCGTGACCCGAGCGCGGCAAAAGGCATGGAACCGGTGACCGTTTTCGACCCGTCCGTGACTGTCATGGCGCGGGCCGATGCGCGCATGATAGTGCCTGAACCCGATCAGGCGATTTTCATGTCGCGCTACACCAAGCTTGTCGTTTACGTCTCGGCGGGCGCGCGGAAGGACTTGAAGATCGAGTTCAAGAACGGCATCTTTACGACCTCTGATCAAGAAATCGCGGATGCCCTTCATGCGCACCCGCGGAAAGGCTATCTGTTTCGTGGCGAACAGAACGTCCGCACCGCCGCAGTTCGGGCCGAGGTTGCCCGCCAGCGTGACGGTATGCGGACCCCGACTTTTGCGGGCACCGGAACCAGCATCGACGGGGCCGAACAGACGTTCTTCGGCGCCGACCGCGCGTTGGCTGCGCTTGAACAGCGCGCCATCGAAACCGGCAGCGTGGGGTAACGGCAAATGTTCTCAGAACTTGTTGATCGTTGCGTGAAAATCTCAGGTCGGCCAGATCAGATTTCGACAATCGTCATGGCCGCCAACGAAGCTATCCGCGCGATCAGCAAGGCTGGGAACTGGCCAGATGACACGCTCGAGGAAGTCGTGGCGCCGCCAGTGATTTCGACCAATCCGATGGTTTGGACGCCCGAAGTTGGCCGACTTCGGTTTCGTCGTGAGGAATATATCGAAGATGCTGCCGGTCGTGAGCCCACCGCAGTTCGGCCATCACGGCGGATGCGCGATTTGGGTTTCTTCTACTATCGTTCTGGCGAAAGTTTCGTGTTCAAAGGTAACCGTGGTTTTGTGCGGGTCTATTACTACGCTTACCAGCCGTGGCTCGTCTATTTTCCGATTGGCGCCCGGCCGAATACCTTCAACACGGCGACCGGCGATTGGGCGTTCCCGGCCATCGCTGCGGTCAATGCCGTGTCGAATTGGATGCTGGAACGGCACAACAGCATCGTTGAAGCTGGCGCCCTTGCCCGTTTCTTTGCAGGAAAACAAGACCCGCGGCAGGCGCTGCACTACAGCATCTTCCAGCAGGGTCTTACGACAATCGAGCGATCCGAAGGAGTTGAAGAACTTTTGGGCCGTCGACGCGGGTAAGATTGTGCGTATAGGTCCTCCCCTATCCTCTACAGCGCGCAGTCTGAATGGTGGGCCCCGGTTATGTTTGGGGCTGGGGCCCACCTAAGAATGATAGGAAAGCAGCACAATGTTCTCACAAACGTTCGCAATTGGAGCCTACCAGCCGATGATGAAGGCTGAGCAGTCTGGCAAGACGAGTGAGCAAATGACGGTTGTTGATGGCCGGAATTTTGCATGGGAAGGCGCGGCTGTGATTTCCGCATATGCGAAAGCGGCCGCTCCAGCGATTTTGCCCGCCGTGCCGATGCGCCATCCCGGCATTTTCATGATCGCCAACCTCGCGTATATCTTCACCGAGACGGCTGTGATCCGCCGCAATATCGACAACACATTTACCACCGTTTTCACCTACCTCACGCCCGCCTCGGCTGGCCAGTGGGACGAAACTCAATACCAGTGGACGACTGGCTATGTCGGAACGGCCCATTACTTCTGCCATCCGTCAGTCGGCATCGTGCGGTTCGACCAGTTTGACGGCCTCTGGCGCATGGTCAGAGAAGACTGCTGGAATGGGCCGACCTACGCAATTTGCATGGCGGACAACCGCCTTGTCGTGCTGCTGGAAGACGTTGTGGTCTGGTCTTGGTTCGATCTTGGCGAAAAGTTTGACAAGCTTTGGCAGTCTGGCAGCGGGACACAGTCTCTGGCGCTGATCAAGTATGGCCAGCCTTACGCTGTGCGGCCCTACGGCGGCGGCTTTCTGACCTTCACCAGCATGGGCGTGATGATCAGCGTTCCGGAAAACAGCCAAGCGATGCACCCAGAAGGTGACAAGCTGACCATTGGCGCCGTCATTTTCAAGCATGAAGAACTGACGTTTGACGACCCTGCGGTAGGGCCGGCGGCCATCACCAGCGCCGGTCAGGACCTCGTCATTTGGCTGGCGCAAAATGGTCTGCGCGCATTTGCGCCAAGCCAAGGCGGCGGGTTCGGCGGCCTTCAAAACTGGCAGGCCCCGATGGGCGCTTTCTACCACGAAACGATGATCCCAGATACCGAGAACAGTGTGGGCGACAGGTTCATGCTGTCGTATTGCGCTGAACTGCGGTCCATTTTTATCTCCAGTCGTGGCGCCAGCGGCAACTATCAAGCGGCCCACGTCTACCAAATGGACTACGAACGGTGGGGCAGTTTTGACCATCCGCACAAGGTCATCGGACCGGGCGCGCGTGGCGCACTTGGCGGCGTCAACTACCACGGTGCGGCGTTCATCGATCCGGCCGGTGCACTTGTCGACATTGTGACCGGCGCGGTCGTGGATAGCTGGGTGAAATTCAGCCCGTTGCGCTTGCAACTTCCGCAAGAACCGACCCTGCCCGCGACTACGTTGATTTCTGTGCAGGAAATCCGTCTGGGTACGGAGCGCGGCCCGGGCCACAGGTTGGCGAACCTGCCATTTGGCCTTATTTCCCATTGGCAAATCGAGCGTTTTCGAGGTCGGCCCGCTACGAAATGCGACGTTCTGCTTTCAGGCGGCTGGGACGACAATACACAGAACCTCGACGAAGGCGAATACGCCACGCTGTTGAAGTCCAACATGGAGACGGCGATTTATGTTTGCGACGTAACCGGCCTCACGCACAGCCTCTACGTCACCTGCACGGAGCCTGACCATCATTTCTCAATCTCCCACGTTGAAGCCTCGTTCTTCTTCGCTGGCCAGCTGTAAAAGAGGCAAAAATGAGAAACAAGAATACTGGTGGCGCCGAAGGTTTGCGGCTTACAGTCTTTATGCCGCAGCTTGACCCGACAGCACTATACCGGGCGAGCCGTTATGTCGGAACGCAGTATGATATGAGCATCATCATCTGGCAAACTTGGCAGCATACGGAACCCGGACCGGAAGACGGAGCCGATATTCGCCCACGCTACGCCCTCTACATTCATGACGAATTTACGCCCGGCGGCCATCTGATCGCTGACAGCGCGACCGTGCAAGAGTTCTTCCTTGACGCCGTGGCTGTCGAACCGCTCGGCGTTCCAAACGTCGTCGACTTCACCATGAATGACGCGCACGTGTTTCGGGCGAACTTGGGGGCTATCGTTGCGCGGCTGCTCGTGCGCGCCACCCGGAGCAATGCAGGCGTCTGGTCGCTGTTCCAAGACCCGGCGAACAACGTCCCGTATGCGCAGATTTTGGAAGGTTCGACGTACTCGGTTGCCCCGAGCGGCACTTTGACCATCACGGCGCCGACCGGAGTTGAGTATTCGATCGCGCCGCCAGTCGTGCCACCCGGTTTTTTCGAAACCATCGTTTCCTACAACCCTGCGATCGTCGGATATACGGCAGACAATCCGGCGCCGACCCCAAATGTGACGTGGTATGGTTCGTCCGCACGACAGATTGACGACGACATTTACGAAGTCACGATCCGCAACCCTGACGGGACGGCGATCCTTTTCGCGATTACGGCGACCGATGTGAACGATCCGACGCCGTTGGTCATCCTGAACAATCCGGTGATCCGCGTTGACGCCGTTCTTGGTGTGCTCCTTCCGCCGATTTTGACGCAGGCGGACCTCGCGACAATGCCGTTCAGCACGTTTCAGGCTGTGCGCGATTTCATGGCGCGCACAAACGTTTTCGGCACAGTGACGCTCGACTGCCGTGGCGATTTTTCGGTGCCGGGCAGACGTGCGGCTGGCAATATCGGTTCGGCGGTTTTCAAAAACGCCCAACAAATAACCGTTCGCGGCGACCCTGCCGACGTGACGGCGTTCAAACTTCCGTGGGGCGGCCTGAGCAGTGGCGGTCGTTCGACCGGGATTACAGTGAGTACCGGTAACGTGACCATCAGCAACGTCACGTTTGTGGCGCTCAATCAGAGCACTACTGCGGAGAACTTGACGACTGGAGCGATCGTGTGTCTTGATGGTGTGGCCGAAGTGACCGGCCTCATTCGTCTTGAAGGCTTCTATGACAGGTTGCGGGTCGGCGCATCTGGGTCGGCACCGTTCCGGATTGGCACTGGCGCCTTGAATTTCAAAGAAGGTGTAAGGGTGATCGTCGATTTTGACACAGGCACCAGACTGGACCGTTTTATCGTCATTGAAAGCCAAGCACGTTGCATCATTCGTGGCAATGTGACGTGGGAAATCGAAAGTGAACCGACGTTCATTGGTCTGATTTTCATTGACGGTGCTGCATTGCTTACTGCGTTAGTCGCGCCGGCCACTCCAAATCCGTTGGCAATTGCCGGCGGTCAACGGATGATCGCGCCGCATTCGGTGTTCGTAACACCACTTGCCATTGCGGAGTCCAACGGATACGGAAACCGTGTTGCATTTCTGGGTTACGATTTCGGCGCAGACGTAACGTCGGGTGGGGCGCAATCCGTGATGGTGGTCAACGCTGTTGGCTCCGTAATGGGTGTCGTTGGCCCGTAATCGAAGGGAAGATACGAAATGACAGCCAATAAGAACGGCGCAGGAGCCGAAGCCGTCCGGACAATGGAATGGCGGCCCTACGCTGATGCGGCCGATGTTGGGGTCGGCGAGCAGTGGGTCGGCAAACCCGGCCAACACAGCGTGATTTGGGCTTCCGACACGGTTTTCACCCTGTTTATGCACGACGGTTTCACGCCCGGCGGCCATCCGGTAGGTGGTGGCGGACCGGGCGGACCTGACACAACCAACGTGCTCGGCACAGCCCCGATCAACGTTGTGCAGTCGCCGAACGACACTTTCACTGTGTCGGTTGCGATTTCTGCCGGGGCGGGCAACAGGCTTACCGCCGCGCTTGATGGCCTCTTTGTGCCAGCCGTGCCAACACCGCCAGCGCCCGAAGTCTATACCGGGTCTGGCACGGTGCTTATCAACGGCGCCAATGTCGTTTCGGCGCGCGTCAATTCGGAAGCCCACGCCTACCTTACGGCCACAGGAACAGGCCTTCTCGTCGCGCCGATCGACACAATTTCCAATGCCGCGGCCTCGGTGACCCTCACGGCCGCGATGGCTGGCGACCTCATTTTGCTGACGGGTGACGCGCCGGTTCTTGTCCTGACAACGCAGGCCGTCGGGGGTTACGTCGTGCGGCAGGAGACCACAGTCGTCTCGTATGACGATTGGACAATCACTGTTCCGGACGGCGTGACGCTCAACAATCTTGCGGGTCCGCGGACTTTCACAGTCAAAATGCTCCCGGATGGTGTCATGTTCAAGCGGATCGGTGACAACGTCTGGCTCGGCCTCGGCGATGCGCGGTTCCCGTAATGAGCCATTCAAGATTTCACACCATCGTCGGCGCGCTCATGGGCAGCACCGGTATCGTCTACGGCATGATCGAGCCGAGGGAAACGCGGCGTCACGAAATCGTGATGGTCAATCCGGGGTTTTTCGGCCTTCCGCATGTCGCCAGACATGAAGTAATCTCGGTCATCCCGGGCCGCATCGGTGCCATTCAGGGCGCCCGCCATGTCAGCATCATGGTCGAGCCGGGCGACATTGGCCAAAACACACTCGTCCGCCACGCATTTGTGCAAGATGCGTTCTCGACGACTGACTGGTCTTGGGTCAGCAACGGCGGCGGAAATAAGATGACGGCCGTGATTACGATGTTGCGGCCGGGCGAAGTTTACGGAGACATTGAGTATTCCATTGACGGCGCAGCGTGGGTCAGCACAGGG